AACGTATTGATTCGGATTAACTCCCTTTTTTATGTATTTATCAAAATTTCTTGCATACCATTTAGCAAATTGTAAACCAATATCAGAATATAAATCACGATAAATTTTAAGTAATTCGTTTGTACTAAATAAAAGTTGAAAAGATGTTTGACCACTAGACAAAAAAGATTCTGCTCCTTTATAGTATTGGTTTTTATAGTATCGCCTTACTTTAGAGGATTGCCTTTTTTCGGCCTTATTCAATTCCTTTTCAAAAGCCTTTTGCCATTTGTCTTTGTCTAACCTCAATTAGTCGTCTTTTAATTTGTTTACTTCTCTTATTGCCCAATCAACCCCGGCAGTTCCACCCCATAAGTTCCAAGCTACATAGCCGTTGTCCTTCCAAGGCTCTCCCTTATATTTAGGGTCAATCTTTGCGTTTTCTCTATGGCGATTAAATTGCGCCATTCTTTTAACAACATCTAAAGAAATGTTATCTCTGTTTGCGAGTTGCGATGCTCTACGCCATCCGACCTCAGTTCCGGCAGTAACAACATCACGCCCATATTTTTCACGCCATTCAATCATCCTTTTAGCGTTATTAGTTGCAGATTGAGGATAATTATTATAACTCTCGGCTTTTTGTGTTGGCTTTTGTTTTGAACTCATTGGGTGCTCAGTAGGTAGCAAATCTGTATCGTGTTTACCGCCTCTAAATTTACCATTTCTTAAAACGTATAAAAAAGAATTTACTCTACCCATTGCCCATTGCTCAGGCGATGAAACATTTGGCCTAACCGATTGAGGATTTGTTCTGTATGCTCCAACTCCTCTTTCATAAACCTTAAACAAAGTTGATACTGTTGTTTTTTTGGATGCTACATTATTAACTTCCTCGTTATGATCATCAACCTTATTTTGTAAAGCCGTTTTTAATTTGTCGGAAATTTTAGCTTTTTTTTTTAAATCAACGTCCTCAAACAAAAACTTGTTTACGTCTACATCTATTGACTCAATAGGTAAATCAATATCACTTGGAGTTGTTGGAATTAAATTAGCCGGAATAAAATAATCGTCTAATTGAGTATTTTCCTCATCTTTTCCGTAGTTCATTGCAGAACGCTTTTCGTTTGGCGTAATCCACCACGCTTTAGACAGTTGATCAACCACCTTTTCAGTTTCCTCTTGCATTTCAGGAATTACAGAAAAATCAAACTCAATACAAAGTTTGTCGCCATATTTAGGCGCTAACCATCTATTTAATTCGTCTTTAATTTTTATTAGTTCCGGGATAACTGCGTTTTGATACAATGCCTTTTTAGCCTCTTTCATATTGTTATAAGAGGATGATTCAGTATTGTTTAGTAATTGTACCGGTACATTGTAAATATTGCATAAATCTTTTATTGAGGCGTTGTATTGCGCTATTAAAGAAACATCTGTTGCGTTTAATCCAAAATTAACCCAAGACATTTTATTTGGAGTTATTATAATATCTCCGGCATTGTCCGAGCCTTGGTGCTGACGTTTAAATTTATCTTTTAATTGTTGCGCTTGTACCTCGTTAATATCGCCCATCTCTGAAGTTAATAAACCTCTTGCAGTTTGGTTTTGTAAATATTTTACTCCCGTTTGTACCGCCTCATTATTGGTTGTTAATGAGCGCAAACCCGCTCTTAATGGCGATTGTCCGTACATATGTGAGCCAGTACCATCATAGTAAGGATTGAAGTCTTTAATGTGGCAGATTTCAGATGCGTCAATGTATTTTGTTCCGTTGTATTCTAATTTATATTTAGATACCGGCTCCATTATACCATTAGATATAATCTCCATCACTTGCGAAGGCATAACATACAACTCAGTAAATTTGCCAACATTTGCTCCCGTATCAGGGCCAATTCCGTAAATATATCTATTACCGGTTAATTTACCAAAAGCAATTAATTCAGTTATCCAAGCGTTGTAAGATTGTGCCGGATTTGGTCGCTCTAATATTTTATGTAATTCAGTATCTTGTAATTCAACCAATGCGTTTTTTTGCAATAATGACGCCTTTTGTATAGACGCTGCATCCATCATTCCTGAAGTTAAAGCCTTATATCTTTTATAATCGTTTTCGTTTGTCTTTTCATAAACTTGGAACGGAATTGTTGTTGCCGCCTTTGTGATTAAATTTATCAAAGAATATATTGTTGCGTTTTTCTGATAGCCTTGCGTAATATAAGAATCATCGTTCTCGTTATTCCAAAGAACAGAATTACCTAGCCAGTTATAAATGGCTCTGTTATATTGTTCGCTTGTATTTTGATTTTTTTTTGAAAAATTGAATCGGTCAAAGAATGAGGCCATATTTTAAAGTAATATAAAATTTTCGTAAAAATACAAAATTTAAAATTGTTTTTAAACTACAAAAAAGTTGTTAATTAAATTCCTTTCAATAGCGTAGGATGTTACGTCAATATGCTCATCGTGTTTAGCGTTTGGAAACGTGCTAACTTGTTGTAAAAAAGCATCATTCCAATTATCTTTAACAAGAAAAACTCTACCTCCTTCAATAAATGGCGAGGATGCTCTCGCTCGTTCAATTTTAGAGTACCTAACAAAGTTTGTTTTTATTTCTGATACATTGTATCTAGTTTCACGCCTTAGTAGCTGAACAAGCGATTTTCCTGATGCTTTAGGCTCGACTAATATTTGCGATATTGGAACGCCACAAGATTGCACAAAAGAAGTTACAAAGTTTTTTAGTTCAGGCATTTCCAAATATTTGTCAATGCTTTTAAATATGTAAAGATTGTCTCCACTTTTACCGCTGATTTGTATTCCCGTCGGATCGTTTCTTGTGTCTTTGGTATAAGCGCCATCAATGTACATTTCAAAAGATATATCGCTCGGTAATTCGGCTCTATTTATAATATTAAACCAATCTTTTCTCCATTCTCCACCCTCAGGAGGCGACGGAATTTGTAAATATTGTCCGCTAAATGTATATCTATCCGCTTGACGTATTGCTTCGAGTTCCTCAAAAGAATGTTTCTCAGGCCATAACGCATTGTTATCGTCATCTAATGCCGCTAACTTCAAATGATGCCATTGTTCACCACTTCCGCCGTCTAATAAATAACCGCTCAAATCTTCCTCGTGTAGCCTTTGCATAATTACGATAATAGGAACATCCCTATCATTAACCCTTGACCGAATAGTTGTATTGTATCGATTGTTTATAAACGACCGCCTAACATCAGATAAAGCGTCATCAGGTTTTAATGGATCATCAATTATAATTGCTCCACCGGTACCGGCACCAAACCCGGTAATTGCACCCCCTGAAGATGTTGCATAAACTCCACCGCCTTGCGTTGTGTACCATTTTTTTTGTGATTGTGAATCCTTTTTTAATTGAAGATTCCAAATGCTTTGGTATGCGTCTGAATTAATATATTCTTTTGTCATTGAACTATTATCTAGCGCCAAAGAATCGGAATAAGATAAATGAATAAACTTAGCCATAGGATTTTTAGCAAGTGTCCAGGCGATAAACATTTTAACGGCTATTTCAGTTTTACCGTATCGTGGAGGTATATTAATTATAAGGCGCTTTATTTCGCCTTTATGAACTTTGTGTAGTGTGTTGGCTAATGTTCTGTGAAACTCTGCGGCCTCGAATTTATTTCCGGTGTTTTCTTTGAAAATATAACGAGTAAAAAACAAAAGCGAATCCTCGCATTTTTGTTTAATTATATCGTTAATATTCTTCATTTAAAATGTCGTCAATCTTTTTTCTTGCCTCGTTTGATAATTTACTTGTACTTACCTCTGCGGTCATCTCTACTTCCTTACGTTCAATATAACCTCGCTTTTTACCTTTGGTTTTTAAATAGAATATTGTTGCAGTTGTGTTGTCGTTTTCAATTTGCTTATGAAGTTTTGATTCTACAAAATCCAAAGTCAAATTTTCTAACTCATCAACAGAGGCTCTAAAGTCTTGGTCATCTTTGTAATACTTGTAGAATGTAGACCTTGCACAACCAACTATTTTACACGCAGTTGTAACTATTCCAAGCGATTGCTCTAGCGCTTCTAAAAGATTCTTTTTTACTATGTACGAATTTGTTGTCATAACGCAAAGTTAAAAAAATATAAATACATAAAAAAACCCCCTATTTCTAGGAGGTTATTCTGTTAGTTATTATTTTGTTTTTTTTAATTATTTTTTAAACTCATTAGCTAAACAAGTGCTAAAAGTTACATTTAAATCACCTTTCCACTTAGATGTATAAAGATTGATTGACCCTTGACCTACATTTATAGTACCTCCAGTTTTATTTGCTCCGTTATTTTTAAAAAAATAAGTTATTTCATTATGCATTTTTCTAGTTAATTTACCATCAAATTTAGACATAAAACACTCGCTATCTTGAAAAGTTATTTCAGAGTTTTTTAAAAACCATTTAATTAAATTACTTTCTTTTATTTTTGTTTGAATACAAGTCATAATATTTATTTTTATTTGTTTAGACTCCAAAAGTAAAAGAATTTTTTCAATTACACAAGAAAAAACAAAAAAATTTTTAAAAAAATAAAAAAACCTCCCATTTCTGAGAGGTACAAACTTAAATTTTATGAAAAGAATTTTAAACTTGGTCGTTCTTAATTCTCTGCTAAATTATAATTTTTCTTTTAGTTGTGCAAATTTATTTCCCACACAATTCGCAAACTTCTTTGTCTGTATCGTTTTTGTCGTCTTGGTCATCATCAATAGGTAAATCAAAAACTGGTAGATCAACCCCCCATTCAACTAATTTTTGAACATCCCATTCATTTGCTAGTATATCCCAATCCCATTCTCCAAAGCCTACATTGTCTTTAACAATAAACTCTTGCTTTTGTTCCTCTGTCCAACCTTGTGCAATATCAATCCAAACCTCAAACAACCCGGCAGACTTACAAGCCTTTAAACGCATATTTCCGCCAAGAACAATCATATCTTCATCAACTACTATTGGCCGCTTCTCTAACATCTCAGGAAACGCCTTAATTGACTTGACTAATTTTTTAAATTTAGAATCTTTTATAAATCTTGGATTGTCCGGATTTTCTTTTACAGATGCAATGTTTACTTTTTTTTTCAAAATAGTAATTATTTATCTTGTGTAAACCAAACAAAAGAAATTCCAACTACCGCAATAAAGAATTGCAAACAATGTTCTGTTTCTCCGGTCAAATCTGTTTCGCCAAAATCGTCATCCATTTTAGAGTTCCAATAATTAGCGCCAAAGCAAATGCCGAATAAAGCAAAAATAGTTGTGTTGAAGTTTATGTTCATACTTGCCAGTATTTTTTGTAAATATACAAATATAATTCTATAACTTTTTTTTGTGCTTCCTCTTGTGTGTATATTTTTGGCGATATTTTTTTGTCTCCATTTTCGTTAATTTCAACTTTCAAACCTTTTTTTGTAGGTAAAACGCCAACAGTAACATTGTTTTTTATGCACCATTGCATTGCCTTTCTGTGATCGTCTGTTTGCGGTATGTTTATTTTTTTATTTTTAGCCATTGTTTATTGTCTTAAAACATACTAATTTGATTATCATCAATTATTTGTGTATAGAATATTTCTACTTCAATACCTTGCATTTTTTCATCACAAATAATAGCTTTTATTTTATTATTTTTTTGTTCTAAAAATATAGCTTTTCTATGTTTACCATTACTATAAAAAGTAAATTTTTCTCCTATTTTCATATTTAAAATAAACTTATTTGATTTTGTGAAACTTCTTTGTAAGCGTTAGCATTAAATTTTAATATGTTTAATTGATCTTCTTTTACACAATCAACATTTCCTATAAATTCAAATGATTTTGTTACACTAACTTTTCTTTGTTGTCCTCCTTTTTCGTTTTCTTTTCTAATTTTATCTAAGTTGTTTTGAACATCGCAAACTCTCCAATTATTTGAATTTTCTCTTTTATTCCATAATGCAGGATTAGATGTTTTTGCATAAAATCTTTTACCATCTTTAACGTATAATTTAGCAATATAATCGCTAACAAATCCACCTAATCCTAATCCTTGATAATCAGGTAATACGACTGTTCTACTCATTCTAAAAGCGTTTTTCAATGTACCACTTGGCAAAGGTAAAACAGCATTAAAAGCTACAGGTTTATTATTCCAAGTAGTTAAAAAACATTTTGAACTTTTAGATAAATCTTCAGTTAAATAGTGATATTGTTTAAATATATTCCAAGTTTCATATCTACATCGAAATATCTGTAATTCAATTTTTGGTCTTTGCCTTCGACTTGACGCTCTCTCGAGACGCCCTTTTAATGGTGAATATGTCCAATCTGGCAACAACCATTCCATTATATCAAAGTGACAAGATGCAAGGATTATTTTTTTATTATTTCTTCTTATGTATTTTTGTAAAGCATTACTCATTGCTTTTGCAACATCTCTATCAACTACACTTGTAAACTCATCAATTAATATAACATCATTTTCTTTTGCTTTACCAACTTTATAGGCTAGAGATGCTCTATATTGCTCCCCATTACTTAATAAACTAAATGGTCTAAGCCAAGTTGGAACTGATGCTAATCCCATAGAGGATAATAAAAATGTTGCTTCCTTTGGTTTTAACCAATCAAAATTACTAATTAAAGGCTTTTTATCATCAAATTCATCTAAAGTTAAATCTCCAAATTCTTTTAGTAAAGTTGTTTTACCAGTTCCTGAACCACCATAAATAACACCAATGTTCCAATCAAATGTTTTGCATTCACTAAAGTTTATTGGTATTTTTACAATTGTTTCTTCTTTGTTTTGTATGTCAAATGCTTCATACACATATTTAGTATATCTATCATTTATAATTTTATTTTTTCTTTCTATGTATTTCATATTATTATATTTTTTAAAATGGTACATCGTCATCGGTTACAACCTTAAACCTTTTTGTATTTAAATCAACATCCCTATAAACACCGCCGTTTTTAAAATCAGGAGCAATATCAAAATCGCCTAATTGGCCGTTTTCTTTTCGTTTTACTTTTTCAACATACATTTTCACAATATCTGAATCAAATTTTGTGCGTTGTCCAATGCATCTATAAACAATTAATCCGTTGTAGGCTTTATTAAAAAAGTCAGCCGAGCCACTTATATCATACAAAGTTGGTTTTTTATAGTTTCCGTTTTCGCTTTCTATTTTTCTAGGATGCGCCACTAAAAACAAATGTGTATTTGTTTGCTGACAAAATTGTGTAATTTCTGATAATACTTTACCGATATAAGAATGGTCTCTTTGTGCTGAATGGTCTAGCATATTCCAGGGATCTATCACACAAACATTAATTCCTTTTTGAAATACTAACTCTTTAAAATGGTTTAATATTGCTTTTAAAGTTAAATTTTCCAAATCTATTTTAACCCAAAAAAAGTGATCTTCAATAAAATCTTTTGTGTTGTTTAATTGGTTATTATCGCAATTAGTTTCGTTTAATTTATTAGCGATTCTTTTTATGTGGCCCTCGTATGGAAATGATTCAGGAGCAAAGATTGCGCATCTCATATCGTAGGTAGTTGCTAGGTTGCAAAATATTTGGTCAATTACATCGGATTTTCCTGAATTTGGTATTCCGGTAACAACCGACCACTCTCCTAAAGACATTTTAAAATATGTATCTGAATTCGGCAAACCTATTGAATAGTTTTTAACTCCCGCCTCATTGTAATTTAAAACCGATTGCCAAATGTCATCAACATTTAAAACGCCCTCCAAAGGAAAGTTCTTAGCGCCTTTAATAACGTTTCTTAATGATTCGGCTCCCTTAGATATTAAAATTTCGTTAGCGTCGTTAAAATCGCCAAAATCAACGTATTTACATCTATATGCTCCAAACCTTCTTGCGAGTTCTTTTCTAAGTTCAATTCCCGGATTGTCGTTATCTGTGCAAAGTATTATTTCTTTTTTATCTTTAAAGTATTGCCAACAGTTGTCCAAATATTCTAGTCTTTGGCTACCTTTAGACGCTCCATTTGGAACAGAACAAACGGAATAAATACCCGCCTCGTGTAAAGTTAAAGCATCCATTTCTCCCTCGACAATATAAATTTTGTCCATTTCTTTAATATTGTCAAGGCCATAAAATATTAGTTCAGCGCCTGAAACCATTTTAAAGTTTTTCTGCGAATCTCTATATTTTACGTTTACAAGTTCATTCTCTCGATAGTAGTTAAAGTTTACGGCCCTACGCTTTGCGTTTACTTGCGGAAAATACTCCATTGATTGACCAACCTTCCAATGTTTTAAAGTTGGCTCTGTGATACCTCTACCTTTAAACCAATCAATAACTGGCTCAGAAATATTTAGTTTAATTTTTTGAGGAACAATGTATTCTTGTTTTTTCTCAAATTTTGTAGTTCCACCCCAACCGCAGTTGTGGCAATTCCAAAGGCCTTTGTCTAAATCTACTGACAAACATTTATCACGTTTGTTTTTTCTTGTATGACTACACTTTGGGCATTGTGTTTTAATTTTGCCGGTCGTTTTGTTACCGACATCAATATTGAAGTCTTGAAATGTTTTCATTAAGTTTTGTTTGTTTTCGCTAAATTAAAAAAATTATTTTAAATATTAAAACATTCTTATTTGTTGTTTGTGTTCGTTTATTCTTTTTATTGCTGCGTTGTAATATTCTGTATCTAATTCACAAGCGGTTAAATCAAAGTTTAAGTTGTGACAAGCAATTGCAATACTGCCACTTCCTAAATGTGTATCTAATATTTTATCTCCCTCTTTGGCATAGTTAATTAATAACCATTCGTAAAGTTTTACTGGTTTTTGTGTTGGGTGTATTCTTATATTATCAGCATTTTGTGGTCGCATATAAAAAGTTTTAGCTGATTGGTCAAAAGAAGTCCAAGCTAGTTCACAAGATGCAAAAGAAACATTTTGTGGTTGTTGTTTATCCCATATTAAAAAACATCTAGTAGGCTTTAAATAAAAATAGTTACCACCCCAGATAATTTGATTTTTACTGACCCTTTCTAATTCTTTAAAATACTCTTGACTAGGTATTTTACTATCCCAGCTTTTACCTTTACCTCCATAATGTCCTAATCTACCACTTGAATTAATATCAATTCCATAAGGAGGGTCTACAATAGCCAAGTCAAAGTGATTGTCCTCATACCTTGACATTAGTTTCATATTATCTTCGTTTGTTATTTTCATTTTATAATTTATTTAAATCTAATATTTGTTTTTTTAAATCATCAATTTTTTGT